CAGTACACCATCTTGAACCACCTGCAGTAATAATAATAATCGGGGTATTCACTCCATCAATTAAATCGGTGGTTACACTTGTCCCATTCTGATTAATCGGCGTAAATGCAACCGGATTTATAACGACAGGAGAATAAACAGAAGTAGAAGGTGTTGTTGATGAATTATTTTGGATACCGCTAAAAGAGCCGTTAACTTCCACACCTGTTGAACTGCCACCGCTTGCATTAAACGTGACTGTGCCATCACCATTATTTACGATACTCATATTATCGCCTTGAATAATATGCTCTATACTTAACAAGGTATCGAATCCAGTATTGCCGAAATAATTATAACTATTAGTTGTTGAATTATATATACCTAGCCCTAATGGGTTTCCTGACACATCGATAGCATCTCTTTGTGATTGAGTCATGATAGGGAAAGGAATAGAGCCATAATTAGTACTCATTACTTCAAAAACGGTAGAATTAGGGTCACGAGTACTAAACACCAATAGCGCATCGGTTCCATTTTTGCTAACTATAAAATCATTCAAAAAAGTTGCTAACGTTTCTGAATAAGTATACTTGGGGTTTCCCAAGTGGTCATTTAAAACTAATCCTTCTCCTTCGGCAAAGTTTATGCTCTGCGGAGCAGGACTGTTATTATAAGCATCCTGTAGTGTCAAATCTGAAAAAGAGTTGTCTACATATTGTTTTGTGGATGCTTCCATAGCTGTTGAAGGATTAGCATTCAAAACAAGAAACCCAGTCATCGTTCCACCGTTAATATTTAATTTTGATGAAAGTTGAGTATCAAGCCCAGTTACTTTAGCGGTGCTCGGTAATTGTGTATTAGCATTTATGTAGGTTTGTGTTTGGTCTCTGCTCTCTTTCTTGCTTGGTAATAATCCACTTGCATCAGAAGTTTCTTGAATGTCTGTACTAGACAGAGTTACTATTTGGTCTAATTCTGATATTTTTTTAGTAGACAGAGTTACTATTTGGTCTAATTCTGATATTTTTTTACTAGACATTTTATTTTTCTCTAATTAGTTATTCTATCTTCACCATCATTTGTTACTCTATTTTCTGAATTATTAGTAACACGAAAATCTGTGCCAGGGGGTGGGAAATCTACCCTGTCAGTAAAAAAAAGTAATAACATTTGAACGCAAGTAATCATTATCCATGTATTCCTTGATAGAGTGGCTCTAACACTACAATAATATTAGATTCGCTTTCCTGTTGAACACTACACCCTATTTGTAAATAGGGGACAGCATCAGTTACCCAAGGCAATAAAGGTAACCATTGACCTGCCGATGTAGCAATTGATAACGAATCTCCGTCTATATTGGAGATAGTGTAAGTTAAAGTAGCATTATCAACAATAGCGCCTTGCAGCGTAATATTGCATGATGTCCAGTTAGAAGGAAATAAAAACCCTCTCACTTGTATACCACCACAATCCAATAAAGATGATGTAGTTTCGCCAGCCCCTAATGTTAGGGAATCAGTTATTACGGTTCTTTTATAAGTTAATTTTTCTGCAAGTTGCTGTGTCATTTTTAATTTCCTAAGTATCTTAATTCAAATAGATTTTTTTCACCATCTACTCCAAAACGAGAACCTATCAATGTTGCACTATTGCCATCATTTTGCCAAAACAATTCAAAATAATCTGTAGACCCATTTGCGGCAATAATTCCACTATTTCCCATAGCGCTGAAATATGGGCCTGCGGAAGTTCCGCTATTAAATTCGATATTCATATATCTAAAAAATGACCCATTTTTATATAATTTAACACCTTGAGAATCTATAGATGAGTCGCCACAACACACGTTACAAATTATTTCAAAATCTCCCTTTATATTTGGAATCATTCTGAAGTTTACTGAATCCCACCATCCTAATGTATTGTGAAGCACATTATTAAATTGTATTTTTTGAGTTGATGAGGCGCTGATGCTTTGAGCTGTGGTTGAATTAAATGAAACCTGAGAATATAATAGAGTGTTACAAGCTGGATTCATTAATTGAAATGTTGTGCCGTTAAATAAAAATCTTGCTATACAACCAGAAACTAGCTCATTGCCATTAAGTGCCAATAAACCCAATGGCGTAGCCACCTGAACAGCAATTGCCCCATTACCGTTTATATTTAGAGTTGTCGGACCATTATTTGTATTAGCTATTAATACTTCAATAACAGTGCCCGCACTATAGGGTGCATAAACATTGACAGGAGTAACTACAACTGTATTGACACTACCAACATCGTTACCATATATGTAACTATTTGCTTGCTGTGCTGGAATAGAAACATAACTGCCAGCAATCGTGCCACTGCTGATTTTCTGCGTGAGTCCTTCGGTAATAAACGGTTGACCTTCGACAGTTGAGACTTTAGCAATATTTCCACTGATTATTGCAGTTTGTCCATTTGTTACAGTGACATAATAAAGACCTGTATAACCTGCATCTGGGGTCGGTGGCGTTGGAGAAACTCCGGGTACCCCTTGTTTAGCTTGAAATAAAATTGTGTCAGTGCGCGTGTCATAATTGTTATTGAAAATCGGCATCGTAGGGTCAGCCGAATTGAAATAAGGTCGACTAACATTATTAACATCGACCGTATCAAAAATACCCTCTATCAAATAAATAACACTATCTCCCGGCGTTGAGGGTGCAGTGACGTTTAATGTAACAGGATTCCAATTAAATGCTTGTTTATACAATTGATGATTAGAATTCGTGTCTGCCGGAATCACACCATAATCCGTTGCATCGTAATCTTCTAAGCTATACATGACGCCGGGGCCTACTACAACTGCTAAACCGGGAGGCGAAACAGGCGTGCATGGTAAACCCCGCACAGTGGTTGCTTCATTGATGCCAAATCCTAATATGGTTTGCGCAAGACCGCTCACCCCCGCCATATTAAAATTATTGGTTGATAAAATATCCGTCTCGAAAGGGACCTCATTTGTATAAACAATGGCGCGACCGTTTAAATAATATGACATAATATAATCCTGTGTTTAAATTCTATGTATTGCGACCCAACAGATTGTTCCTTCTACTTTCGTTAAATTAATCGTTTGATAAATATCCTGATCACTCACGACCGTAGAATCTAAATAACTGCCGCCATACCAACCAATGGCGGGAGAACCCGTTGCGTTATAACCAAAGTAATAACTATTATAACCACTGCGTGATGCCATACCCTGATAGGCAGATACAAAAACATTAATAAAACATTGATAAGCATAAGAACCCGAACCATATGCTCCATGCGTCCCGTATCCAATCGTATAGGGTGAATTGTCTACGTTATAACCGCCACAATCCAACGGGCGCCACGGTTCAAATATAATCGGATGATAACCGGTTAAAATATATAGCGCGTTGTCCATTCCTCTGCGTGTCGCGCGTTCTTGTAATAGGTTAGCCGATATACGATTTCTATAAGAATCGTCACTTTCTCCTGGTCTTCTTGGTAGTCCATTAAGTCCGAAATAATCCTCTGCAATTAAATCCAGGTTATCTTCTGTAGCCGTTTGCAAACGCATTTGCAAATTGTCATAAACTAATTGAGAATAATTCAGTACCCCTGTTGTTACATATGCCTGCAATACCGCATCTAATACCGCGTGATCTGTACCGAACCAATCTACTAATTGCGTTACTAATCTGTTATAAACATCCTCTTTGCTGCCCACTGATGCTATATTCGATGATAATAAACCGCCCGGAGGTGGCAAGTTGTTCATTGTGCTATGCATTCATCGTCACCGCTATTGAGCCATTTGTCGGTATCTGTTGCCCTATTAAAGTTACATCTGAAGTCCCCGTATTAATTGTCCAATTCGTCACGTTAATAATGGGAGAATATGCATTTCCTGATAACGTTAAATTAGTGTCATAAATAATTCTAGGTACTTCGGAATACGGAAACAACGCATTAAATCCTTGTTGTGAGTTATAGTTTTGTAATGCGGTTACCACGGCTGCCTGTACATCAGAATCTGGCATGGATAAATCCGTAAACACATGCGCGGTATAGCTCATTGGAAAAGATGTAGGTCCATAATCCGAAAAAGCTATGGTTAATCCTCGGGTTAAATCTAACTGTGCTGCCACATTATTTAAAAGTGTACTCGATGCGTTACCAGTTCCATCATCAATAAGTGCATAGAAAAAACCTAGTTTAGGATTTCCTGCCAAATCATAATTTTCTACTAACTCATAGCGGGCCACATCTTGCACGCTTAAAATGGCGGCTTGTAATGCTTGTTTAGTCGCTTTAGATAAACTATTCAAATAAAGCACAAACCTGGATTTTAATGCAGCATCACTTTCAGCATTTCTTCCTGTCGTAAATGCTGATGGATTTGTGACAGTATCAATATTAATGATGACACTTTGTATCGTTGTAATTTGATTAGCCAATGCATTACCAATTGTACCAGCGGTAGTGGCACTCACAGGAACAGACGTACTTGTTATACTGATTGGCACAATATAAGCGTTTAAAGACGCATTATAATAAGGATTGGTTGTATCAATTCCTACCGAGTAACTTACGCCATTACCTACTGAAGACACTAAAGCACCCACCTGAATAGTTGCCTGTAAGTTAGCTGTAAATCGGCTAAATGTTACAAATCCACTTGCTGGTACCGCAGGGTCTCTTGTTAATCCAAATTGTTCAACAAATGTGTCAACATCATTACCGCTACTGGTCGTTAACCGTGTCACCGCTAAAAGCGCCGTTGCGGTTGATTCCAACCATAAAGAATTACCGGTATTACTTTCAACAACAGCCAATAATACGGAGCCTACCGTAAAATCAAGCGGAATTCCCGCGCTGGCTTGCATAGCAGCCACTTGAGAATTTATTAATTGTTGAAAACTTAATACGGGTAATGACATTTTTATCCTGTAGAAGCTACATCAAATGTTAAAACAATAGGTTGCTGTGTCGCACTTTCCGTATAGTTAATTTGTACAAATAATCCGCCCTGGATTGTTTGTAGTAATATTTTTGGTTCTGGTGTTTGAGAAACGGAAGGCTCCAAAAATATTTGAGAAGTAATCAATGATTTAATTTCATCAAATCGATCGCTGCTTAAATTTTGTCCTACAAAGGCAGGCAATCCTGCTCCGTAGTCCGTGTGCCAGATATAATCTCCTGGATTCGTTAATAAGCGCCGCAATACTCTTTGCTGACTTCGATCTAACAGGGATACTGTCTGTAAATCGTCTCTAGCAGACAAAGATAAATCTTGCCCAAAATTATTATTAATATCGTACAAAAGTTGCGGTATCGATGCTGCCATTACGTAGCCTTTATATTAAGGGTTGGTACGCTTAGTGCATTTAATAAGGGTTCAAATGTCCCCCCCGTTGGGCCTGCCGTAATGCTGGGGCAATTAATATTACAGGCTGAACTTGCATTAATATTCACTGTTGGTGCATTTAAATTCAATTCTGTATTAGCAATTAACTCAACACTCCCATCATTATTAAACTTAAAGGCAGACCCTGATTGATGAACCAATTGCATTTCACCGGATGAAACGTTTAACGGTTGTTGACCATTAAAAAATAACCGCATGCCAGCGATAGGATTCTGCAAACTCCCATCTTGAAAAAAGACTAGAATCAAATCTCCTGGGCTTGCTGGCGCGAACATTCCCCATCCATTACCCGCCCAAGGTGTTGCCAATGGAATCCATCCCGTTTGTAGCGCTGGTCCGTCACTAGTTTGCGCTTGCAATAAAACCTGAACTTGATAGCCGCTCGGGTCAAATGCATTCACTGAACCAATCGCCGTTGCCATCATCCCTTGTGATGCCATGTTAGACATCATGCGTAATGTATTCGCTAGTTTGGTCACACTCATATTGTTACCTGAGAATCCACTGAACTATTTTTAGCACTAATATCCATTGTGTAGCCATCTTGAAAATTAAATCTTCTGACAATCTGATCAGAATAATAGTATTGATCAAATGCTGTATTCGTTCCAACCAGTTGAATCAAACTATCTTTTTTAAGAGTGTTATCTCCAGGTACACTTGCTGTTAGTTTAATTTCATGGCTCGTTATTTCTCTTAATCGCTGCTGAGCGAGTTGTGATGCTTGCTCTTGGGTTAATCCTGCTTTTGTAATGCTGTATTTCTGTATTTGCTTTGAAGGTTTCGGCAAATTACTTAAATTTGCACGGCTTCTATGCGTCGATTTTGCAGTAACAGAAAAAGCTTCACCCGTTTTAGTTCCATGTGGAACCCTTATTGTTACCTGTGAATCACGTGTTAATGTCATCGATCTTGATAAACCTAAACTTACAACGTTAATCGTTGGACTTAATTGCTGGGCGGTAGGTAACACGTATTGAATAATATAAGGTTTGTGTACATTGGTGTCACTTGGCCGTGGCTCAAATACTAATGTGTCGCCTTGCAAGAACAATACAAAATTCTCTTGCTGCGCTAAAAAAGTCATCAAATCCCATTGCGTTATTTCATTTGATAATACAACCTGCTGTTGCGAGTAATAATTACCCACCGGTGTAGATGTAGGGGTAATCTGCGTTTTTAATCCATATTTCTGTGCAAACATGCTGACAATTTGAGAACTTGTTTGATTGGAGAACTTATCCGTTGTCTTATTATCAATAAAGTTTGAACTCAGGTCGCGACCTGATAGCATAATTCTGGCAGAACCCGGGTCAAACTCCATATCATCTACGGTACCCTCCATGAATAATTCCAAATCAGACTGAGTATAAGTATCTGCATTCGGCGGAAATCCAATATAAATCTTAATCGTTATGGCATCCACGGATGCCCAGTAATTCATGTTAAAGGTTGAAGATTGACCATTTGAGGGTAACTCAATCTTAAAACTATCTGACAAATAAAATGTTGTGGTGGTGATACACATATCATAGAATTTTATCTGTGCATCATTTACCAGAACAATTGCTCTGGGAGTCCTCGCCTGACTCGCCGCGGGATTGGTAGTAGAGTAAGGATTCTGAGTAGATGAATCGCTCATGTCTGTAATACCCCGCCGGTATCTGTTGTTGTTTGTGGTATGACTAATGCAAACGGTGTCCCAGGCTGTAGTTCTGGGTCAGTTAATCCATTTGCTTGTGCTATGGTTGTCCATAAAGTGGCATCTCCATAATATTTTGCGGCGATAACAAATAAATTTGCTCCGTTTACAGTAATGACCTGACCATTCGCTCCTTGAGAAATTAAGGAGATATTCTTACTCATTTCAATCAAGACTGCCTCTAGCTGATACATCAGCGCTAATGTATTCAGATTCTGGGCTAATACATTATTTGGCTCTTGACTCATTTAAAAGGTACTCGCGCTTAATGACGATATGGCACTCCCTGTCGTAGAAATTGCACTGTTTAATGGCCCCGTTACCGTTGCAATCGCAGACGCAGATGCGTTTTGTATGGATGATAAGCTATTTATCGATTCACTTAAAATTGCAAGTGAACTCGATATCCCAGGATTATCGATCACGGTTGCTAAATCGTTCGCCTCTGTTAACGCATTTTGAATCGCATCGTCGTATGCGACAGGCAATAAAACTGGGAAAGGCTTATTTAAATCTTGAACGATCGTGCAAACTATAGAGTAATCAATCCAATAAAAACGTTTAAATACTGGCTTAAATTCTTTAATTACCACTAAAAAATTATATTGTGAAAAGAATAACGGAATCGCTGCACCCGAGACCCGCATTCCGTCCAAGAATGCCGCTCTAAAGTTAGCGGTTGACCCTTGGAACAATCCTGACCAACTAATATCATCGTCATCTCTTCCCATTGCATCTACAACACGCTGTCCACCAATCAATTTTTTAACCGATAGGCTTTGACCACCTCCAAAATTAATTGATTCCGGTATTTCAAAATTCTGAAATGTAACTTGTCCTAAGGTTAAGAATACTGGCATTATTGTTGCCCACCGTAATTACTTAAACCAACCGGAGGCATTCCATAACTAGCATTAACTGCCGTGGGACTTGATAGCGTTCCCGCGGCACTTAATTGTGAATGTAAATTACCAGCAAGAATCTCACCGACTCGATTTTTATCTAAATAAACATTTCCAGCTACAGAAATTGATTTATCCTGTTTGCTTGGCTCTTTTATATCGCGAATACCTGTTTTTTTATCCGCCAATGAAAATAATGATTCGTTCATTACATCTTTAACGCTACCGGGAGCACCCCCAACAAGTTTTGGCTTGTGATTTATAAAAGATGCCATATCTTCCAATATTGTAGAGAGCGCATTTAAGCCAATGATTACTGCTGGACTGGTTAATTTACCAACTGCAGTAGCGAAAGAATTCCATGCCGCACTTGCTCTCATACTCGCGCCCTCGGGAGTATTTAGTACCATCTGATGCAATGCATCGCCCGACATAATATTGCCCGACATGGCGCGCGCGCGATCGATCTTATCCATATTTTTATAGGTCGTCCAAGCTTCCATTCCATAGGTTCTGGGTAATGTTAATAATGCCTGGTGAATATCTTCTGGCTTTGTAACGCCATGACTTGCGAGTAACGGTAAAATTACATTTTTTAGAAAAATGTCAGGTGAACTGGTTAATAATTCTTGCCATTCTTTTGGCATTGAAATATCCAAACCACGGCCTACTTTGTCATAGGTTCCTTTAAATAAACCCATTTTTTCCCAATATTGAATATTTTTTTTGCTGAATCCTGGCATGCTCATAGCACCCGCTAACGCCCGCACCCCTGTCGTTAATCCTGTCCCCGTACGCGATTGCAGTTCTTGTAAAACAGGTTCTAACGCAAGATAAGACTCTGGAGTTAAATTTAAACTTCCAGCCGTTAACTGTGAAAACTGAAGTTGCTTGTTAGGCATAATACTACCGCCGGATGCAATCATCATCGCCGTTCCAGCTTTTAACCACATGGCTTGTTTTTCATGGCTCGAGCCACCTTGAATTTCAGCAAAACGAATTAAATCTTGTTGCTGCTTTTCTGTCATGCCACCAAATGCAGCATTTGTATCAAAACGCGCTTTCGCTAATTGAGGCGCTAATGATTGGACTTCACTCCATTGACTAGGCCCCGCACGGGTTGCCATTTGCGCAGCAACAATGGATTCGACCATATTAATCTGGGATACCCCTTTGATTGGCTGATTCGCCAATATATCAGCTTGTTTCATCTGATCGGGTGAAAATCCTAACGCTTGCAATTGCGCCATGCGTTTTTGATATTCTTTTTGCGCTTCAAATCCCTGATGCACTAAAATAGCACCACCGGCCGCGACTGCAAAACCAGCGCCGCCTATCATACCAGCGCCGCCCATAAATCCCATGGATTCTCCAAATTCTCCCATTCCTATAGCACCTAAGTGCGGAATTCCTCCATGTCCACCCCTACCACCAAAACCGCCCCCCATGCGCATACGGCCCATGGAAATCGATGCAGCTTCTCCCTCAACGGCAATTTTTCTGAGATTACCAGCCAGAGAATTCGCTTTTAAAGAAAGTGCGCTAAAATTATCACTAATAGCTTTTAATTCGATGTTATCTTTTGCTAGAGCGGTATTAAGTAAATTAAATTCTTTTGATACTAATCCTAAACTTTTTTGCAGAAGTGCTACTTGTTTGGCCGCCTTAACAGACAAAATAGTAAACTTCTCCATTTCAGCGACAGCATTGCCGCGTAAATTAAGTGTTGACCATATTTTAAATACTTCCATGTTTATTCCTCCATATTCCGCCATCGAGCCACACTGAAATCATATTTTGCAAAGCAAGTGCGATTTCAGGGGTTGCTTTAAACATGGTTAATCCAAGTACAGAACGAGGAGGTATATATTTTGTTCCTAGTTCCTGGTAAACCATTATTTCATCATTAGAACCCAATCTTAATTTATGCAATATAGGGTCGAAATCAAATTTTATAGACTCTCGTAGTTCGCCGGTGCGCAATAATGGGTTATATTCATCATTGAAAACATACCCTAAACGTTCCTTATCCGATTTTGTTGATTCTGCTAAGGGTGCCCATGTCTTAAATTGTCCCTCTCCTTGTTGTAGATGACCGATAGTATCTTTAGCCTTTTCAACCAATTCTTCCCCTAAAAAAGACATGGCTTTTATTTCATAAAAAGAATGGTTCTTAACCACTTTTTGCATATGGCGTGCGAACTTATCTAGTGTTTCAAATTCTTTTGTCATTTTTTAGAGTCTGAAAATCGCATCGTTTGGAAATTGAATTTACCGGCTCCGTCTTGTTCCTGATGAATAATAAAAAAAGCAATTCTCTTTTTTTCTTCCATGGAGAATACAATATTAGGTTCCCACCCTTTGCTAATCAAATAAAGACTCTGCCTAATCGCAGAGTCTTCCACTATTTTTTTATTTCTTCCTTTGCCCCCTCGCCTTCTTCAGAAACTTTAGTTAATACATCTCGAATAGCAGATACACCGGCCTGCCCCACTCTCTTTAAAGCCGCTCGGCATTCTGAATAAACTCGTGGAGTTTCAAATACTTGCCCGTCAATTTTTGCAATAAACATGACCGGTAACATCAAAGAAAATAGATTTGCATTGCTAGCATCATCACCCAAAGCTTTAGCAAAATCATATTGATCTAAAATATCAGGTTGCCGCAGCACATAAACCTTTCCAGTGCTATCTGTTACTATTTTACCGTCAATATTAGTGGCTTTTAATTTATCCGTTGGTTTCTTGGTTTCTTGAGTCATTTAGTATCCTATTTATTAGTTTCATGTGAAACATTTATGCTAACTGTTGTTTTCTACTTGCCATAAAGGAAAATGTCTGTGTAACAATATCAGTACCTGACCAATGCCCGGCATCTTCTAAAATCAAAACTACGTTTGAATAGCTATATTGACTGATAGAACCATCGCTTTCCGTGATTGTCTGAGTAATCGTTCCAGGTAATTGATCAACACCTAAGTAATATTGTGATTCCTGCACGGCAATATAGTTATCTAAAACATTAGAATCGCGCTGATAGACAAATGTTCCTTTCCAGCCTAAATGGAATTTAGGGAATCTGGTGCTTCCATCAATAGCAACTTTCTCAGGAGCGTTAGCATTTTCTGACGCTGAAAAAGATTCTAATATTGCAAACTGTTGCACACCATCAGCATCAGAAAAGGTAATTTTTACATCTATACCCGTATTTAAACCATTGGCTGGCATTTCTATACTCCCGTATTAGCTTGTGGTGGTAAAACTTGAATTGTAATATTTTGAGCAGCATCTAAATTAACAACCAAGTACTGAATAATTGAGAAAAGTACGACTTGTACATTGCATTGCATGAAACCCAATGCTACCTGTGTGCTTGGATTGTTCGTAGCATCTAGTATGACTTTAAATGCAGCAGATAAACTTCCAGGGTTATTAACATCCCCAATCATAGGGCCGCCTGATAAAGTATCGCTTGCTAAAACAGATAGGAAAGATTGAATAGCATTTTTAGCTTGTAAACGCGTATCAGGGGTTTGTGTCAAACCGACGTATGGTGTCATACCATTTAAGATCGTATTACCCAAAAAGTTAACCATTCTAGGGTAGTTATCTGTATTGGTTTGATTATTACTGCTGGTGTTAATTCCCAAACGGACACCAAATGCGCTTGCACTGACAGGAATGCCAAGCGTAATGACATCCAATCCACCACTATATAACTGGGATAAATCGGAGTCTGAATAAGTGCGATTCTCTAATGATTTTTGAGTTGCAATAATACCGTTGATAGGTTTGTTTAAACTGGAACCGTCGGCACGTGTTACAGCTAATATGCCAGCAACAAAACTTTGCGCACTGATAAAACGCGTCACGCCGTTAAAAATATCGTTGATTTGGCACCAATCTCCAGTCATTAACTTAAAGTCATATGCATCAATCCCATTTGTCTGTTTTAGAGTAACAGCACCGGCGATATTATCTTGGTAACCAGGGGCGACCGTCCCAATCATGTAGGCAATGCCTTCTGAATATCCAAATGCTACTTGGTTTGTCCAATAAGTAGGGTCTGTTGCATCTACCAGCATAACAATGTTTGCTTTCGAATTGCGTAGCGCATACATGCCAGTACGGTTCGTGCCATCAACACCAATTAATGTGGCAGTCGTAATCGCTGCATTACCATTCGTGCCACCCGAAAAAGTATAAGTGCTTTGTGCGGGTGAAGCTTGCGCACCTTGTGTTAAGGTAAATGTGGCACCACTACCTGCACCACCGGTGACGGAAGCAGGGTTGGTGGGGAAAACAGAATAAACGCCCGTGCGTGATACATGCGATGTTAAAATAACTCCACTACCATCTACTGTATCAACGGTAATCTGTGCAGCCGTCGTAGAAGTTCCCCCACTCACAGTAAGTATGTTACCGACAACGTAACCTGTTCCACCTGACACAATTGTGGCTGCACCAACGCCACTACCTAGCGTTGCTGTAACAAGTTGAGAAGGGCCGCGCGCCACTGATTGGCCATTGTTAATAGCTGTGACGAGGTTTTGCCAAAAAACATTTGCTGTACCGCCAATATTATCGAATGTTTCAGGAATGCCGCCGGTTAAATAAAGAACGACTTTCCAGGTTGGGACAGCAGCCGTATAGCTTGAACCTTTGCTAATAGTGGCATTCAGAGTGTTTCCTGTCGTACCGGTATAAATTGCATTCAGATAAGCGCCAGCAATGGGGGTGCTACTGGCATCTAGCAACGTGGTTGTTGCAGCCGTATCTGTACCATCGGTTACACGTACGCATACAAACGAGTTTGCGCCTTGTAACCCTGCAAAATAAACGGCTGTACCCATATCATATTGGGCGGCGAGAGGGGTACCAAAACGTGTGATATAATCATTAATCCCACCCCCGTAAGTAGGAGCATTTTTAGGCCCCCATGATGCAATTCCAACATATCCAATTAAGTTGGTCGCCACCCCACTTAAAATAGGTTTAGGTGGTACTATCTGTACAAAAACATTAGGAACATTTGAAATCGGAGTACCGATAGGAGCGATAGGCATTTTCGTTTACTCGTAGTTAAATTGGGATTTGTTAACCATATTTGATTCGTGGCATTCTAAAATTTTATTAATTTCATCTGCATTGTGAATGCGATCGCCACGCTTATATTCTCTAAATGGAGAATGAACCACTAAACAATCACCCTTGTTTCTCTCTGCGACGATCAATTCTTTTATTTCATTTTTAGATTTCATTTAAGTAATCCTGTTAACAATATTTAAGTTCTGTTTAGTGCTTGTGATTGTAGTAAATGTATTTGTTAAGGTTGTTGGATATTGAACCTTGTATTCTAAGTTTCCCACAATCAATAATGATTTTTCCCAGTCATCCATATAGGCTTGTGCTGATTCCATGGGCCACGTAATTCCATAAAATCCGTCCGGTAATACAATTCGATAATTTTCTTTAAACGCAATATCAATAGGGTTCATCAAGTTATCTCGGATAATCGGGTCGGTTGTCCAACATCTGATTAAAAAAACTCTTTCCTGTCGTGATAGCTCTAATGCTGATGTTGCAGCCGTTGCAATCGTCGTACTGACACTATAAGGATTCGTTAGTGTTATCACCGTACCGAGTGAAGTTGCTCCCGGAATTAACGCAGCAACATTTGCTGCAATCGTCGTTAGTGTGTCACTAATAAGTACCTGATAACTGTATGCAACATTATCTACAATCGCTGTTACTGCTTGAGGTACGCTAACGGTTCCTGCTATCGTAATTGTTTGGCCTAATACGGTTGCTGTTAAAGTTGGTTGCGTGGTTTCTATATCTTGGTAAACGCGTTCAAATTTAGTGACAACTTTTACTTTGTTCGTTGGGAAAACAGAAATTAACGCTTTACCTGATTTTAAAATATCATCAATATCATTACGTATCGGCCATGCTGAAATAATTGTGGTATCTATACCGGCTGTTGAGGGTTGCAGTAATCCATTAGGATAAACCGCATCTGTTACGTTCTGAGTCAACACAGAAAGTACATCTCCTAAACTTGCCATTAGTTAATAACCTGTTGTGCTGTTAAACGCCAGCCGAACTCTGTCTCCTCATTTACACTGATGACATATTCATCTGTATAATTATCAATAATAATGTCACCCGTTCTAATAAAAACTCCGCCCAAATTTGGGACTTGAATAATCCACGAAGGTTCTAAAGTATCTGTGGGTAATTTACTAGGAGCTGTGCTTCCTTGCCGGTTAATCATTAAAACTGAAGCAGGCATTTGTGTCATAATCGGGATAGATGTACCCGGTTGGTAAGCGACATATCCAACGTTTCCTATTGCTTGTGATTGATTTGGTCGAATAATGTCTATGACGCTATTACATTCAAATCCAGACATCGGCATTTGATATTCTTTTGATAAAATATAAAAAGTTTTATCGCCTACCAGGTAATCACCTTCTTGAGCACTCAACGGTGAAGATGAATCCTGACCATCTACCACTAACCACCAAATTGCATTCCCTGGCCTATTGGATTTCATCCAGTTCCAGTCAAGCGTTGCAACCATTAATAACGTGCCAATCAAATTACTTGAGTTGATAGGGTTAATGGGGACAGCAGATCGATAAAGTGTAAAAGGTTGACCTAACTTACTAGCAGCTTTTGCATAGCCAAATCGAATCTTTTGGTTAATTCCGGGACCATCCATTAGACAACAATCCTCATACCTTGCATTAGTCGCGCTGGTCCCCAAACTTCGAGATAATCCATCATTCGCGTACACCACAGTTTATAAAGACCAAATCTATCAGAAACTTCATTTTTATTGTGATACCAAACTGCTGCACGGTCAGTATCAAGATTACTACTTGCTGTTGGAATAGCAGCCTCTAATGTATTGCATTGACTAACATAAATATTTAACAAGGTTGTTTCTTCCTCAGTTGCTAAATTATTTATCCTGTATTCAAGTATTAAGTACTGATGATAATAACGATAACCGAAAGTTGGAGGTGACGCAGATAAACCGTTTCCGTAAACAGGAAAACCGCAATGCCTCCTAACGTCTATTTTTTGCTGTTCGGTTAACATCTTTGTAATAAATCTCAATAGGCGCGTTAATGTTTAAAAGCATTTCAATATCTTTATCGTCCCAAACAATTTGCCCGATTTTCCAAGATTTAAAACAGTTTGAGAGTACCTGCGGAGAATAACTATTAGTTTGCATAAAGTTTTTAGTAAAAATAGCAATATAAGTATCAGTGTTTTTAACTTTTGCTTTTTTAACTTTTTCCAATCCATTAATAGGTTCTTCAAAATTAGTACATGTAACATCTGAGGTTGAATCCTGAGATTCAACCTCATCATTATCATTTAATTTTTCGTCTCGCATATTTATGCAGTCTCAATAATCAATGCACGTTTAAAGTAAGCATTGCTAGCTGTTGGAATAATCGCCGACGTTGTCGTAACATCGGTTGGCACTGTAAAGCCACCGATATAGTTAGACGTCTGAGTTATGATCTGTCCTAATTGATCGATAGGATGACGTAAGTATTGATAAAATCCGTCATACATAAAATCATCACCCATGACATTCACAACCTGTTTGAAAGACTCTATAGAACCTGTACCACCTTGAGCGGCCATGTTGCGGATTGCATCTAAACCTTTGGTAAATATGCCTTCTACCAAAGCGCCTTTACCGCACAAAATTGGTCTTTGAATCGTTTGTGCAACTGGAACTGGCGCTGTGCCTTGTGGAGGCTGTACAAATGTTTCTGTAGTAGTCACTAATCTAGTGCCTAAGAATGTATAGATCATGGCATCTTGATAAGTGGGGTCTTTGACGCCAACACCACGGTTTAAAAGCTGAAATTCTGGATCAGCAAAAAGCTGATTCCTGGAAGTAGAGTTAAGATATAAATTGTAATAACCATCAATATCTGGAACCGCATTATTACGCAAATAAGCTACTGAATTCAGAATCGTTTGCATATTTAGCAAATCAGTACTTTGAATTGCGGCAGTCGTAGCACGTGCATTTGGACGGAAAATAACGGGCGCAAATGAACTAATAACGGCGTTACCTGCTGTACCATTTAATACGGTAACGTTTGTAGAGGTTGTGATAGTTCCTGATGTTCCGCCAGTTATCGCTGCGCTTGAAACGTTGCTTACATCATTCGCAAAACCAATGACATTATAAAGAGTGTTATTAATAAAGACTGGTAGAGGATTACCGCTGGATACAGGAGTAACATTACCATTCACGACAACGGTTTGAAATCCACGCGTATCGTCCACGGAAATAGTTACGCCAGCAGACCCTAAAGTTGCAGTAACAACAGTATTGCCACTCATATAGGAATTGAAAAGAGAAAAACGCGCGATACGATCGATAGCAGTAGCTTGAGCAATACCCAAGTTTTCAGAGTTCTTCATCGCGAATGATGCAATTGAAGTTTCATCATCAATCAAGTTGATGGGAGGCGCTACCTGTGGGTATTGATAAATAGCAAGTGTGTATTGTTCATCGCTATATTGCTGAGGAGTTAATCCATTATCAAGATTTGTATTAGTCGAAGGATTAAGCGCAGTGGTGTTTGGAATCATTAACCCAACGCGAGTTTTAGTAATCGTATCACCGATACGGCCAGAAAAAGTTTCAGGGTCAGCTATTTTACGATAGGCGAGAATATTTTTTAACGGGTCAATAAACTTACGTTCCAATAGACCTGTTTGAATGGCGTTTACAAGTTGCGCGGGGATGGGGCCGAAATTAGGCATTATGTGTCTCTCCGATAAAAGGTTGAAAATTTCTTTTCTGACTTTTACCCCGGAGAGACGCCATCGCTCTAGGCTGTTACTTTTTCAAAGTTCCACTAAAAAAAGTAAAGTTATGTCTTAAATTTTTGTTTTTGTTTAGTTAAGCTTATTACCTGCTAAAATACTTCTTTCTAATGCCTTGTAATCTTCTTTTGACATATCACGCGCTCTTATGGCTTTTGTAGATACATCGGAAGGTAATGCAGCATTAGAAGAAGAGCTTATTTTCTTATTTGCTTCAAAAAAGTTTGGTTTTGATTGCTTAAAAGCGTTAACTGCTTCTTGCAATCCAGATATTTCCCCGCTCTCAGATAATTTTAAGTCCGATTTATCAATCAATTTAACTAAATCTAAATCAGTAATACCGGCAGAAATAGCAGCAGATTCTAACTTTGCATCAATAAGTTTCTGTTCTACCTGTTGCCTCTGTTTTAAAGTAGTATCAATCGTTTCTTGCAGGTTTTTTTGTTGTCTGTCTGCGGTAGCTCTTAAGTCTTCTAATTCTTCTTTCGTCAACTTATATTTTGACCGCCACTTAATATCGGTATCCCGCATTTTTACTACGGGAGAATCGACACTTCTTTTAACTTGATCACTTGCCGCCGCTTCATTATCTGCACCAGCGGATATTTCGCTTGCATCAGTCGTCATTTATCACCTGTTTAGAGCGCGCCACGCTCATGTTCTTTCCCCGTTCCACGGAGTTTTTGGGATTTATTTGATTAATTTTGCTATTTTTTAATTCTTGTGTAACGCTATCATCATTATTTGCATCTGTCAACTCTTTTTTAATATCTTTAACATTATATTTGTCTGCAACCACTTTAAGCGCCCCCTCTTTACTCAAAATACCCATTGATACCATTGTTTGCAACGCTTGCGCTTCTTGCAAATCGTCTTGCGGGGTGGGTGGGTACCATTCTGGCCATTCAAGAGTAATCTCTTCCATACTGTCATTCGAAAAAGCAGGCGTATAACCACCCGTATCTATTTCAAACTTACCGCTTTTCATGATTTCTAACATCATGAAAAGGACGCGCTTAAGACCGTTTTCTCCATACGTTAAACGCATATCTTCAACCAAGCCAATAAGATTGGCATTCAACATTTGCAGGGCTTTCCCAGAATGTATGGCGCTTAATTTATCAGGATTGGCGCGGTTACCTCTCACAAGTTCTAACGCATATTCACGCAATCCTCGCACATACTCTATAACTGCCGTGGTACTACCACTTGTCATTTCTAACATCCAGGCATCCCCATTCTCACCCAATGTAATTGGTCCTATTCCTTTAATAATCTGCTGCCCACTTAATTGAGCGGGGTCTTTAATAACAAGGGTTGGGTCAGAGTTATATTTAAGTAAACGCCCCAGTTGGCTTAATTGATAATCAATCTCAATACCAATATCGATGATTGATTTAAACGTACATTCTCCGTCAATTTTGGAATCTTCCTCAGTATTTTTTATCCAGATAGCAGGCACAAACCCTAAGCCATGCTTAAAGCTTCTTTTACTGTCTACAGTGGGCTTAAAATCAGATTTTTTATCATCAGACACTTTGTAAGGTAGGTAGTAAATCTCTTCCTCTTCCGTCCATTTCCGCACTACATAAAACTTATTATTCTTATCCTTTTCATCAATGTTTGCATACCCTCTTGATATTAATGTATCGCCTGAAACTTTTCTTTTTTCAGTTAGCTCAACCAGTTTATTAGGCTCTTGATCATCAAAAACAGGGGTTAAATGTAATGTTTCAAGAACGTGTAAATAAAATTTACTTTTTAGAACTTTTACAACAATACATACGCTACCGAGTGCGCCTTTTTTAGCAGCATTTAGCATCTTCCCTTTAAAATTACAAGAATCCATTAAGTAATCTAAGAAGTCACTGTTATCTTGATTATTATTACAGCGGGCAACAGGAAAATGACTCTCACCAAACAGCATAGATGTTGATTCGTCTACAATTATCTTAGGTATACAATAAATAACACTGGGACGACGATTAGCCAGTGGCACGTAAGTCCCTCCGGTACCGCCTTGATACTCCATGTACCAAGGTGTTAGGTTATCGTATAATTCGCTATTGTATATTTTTTTATAAATAAAGAGTTTTGCTTCTCGTTCTGACCAATCTTTATCTATCTCCAATTGGAATCGTTCAGAAATTCTTCCAACAAATGTATTTTCTGAATTATAAGACATTTAATGAATCTCTTTTATTTAAGAATATGATCATTTTTTAAATCCTTTCAGCGTCTTAGCTAATGCTGCACGTTTACGCATAATAGGGCTCTTAGAATTAGCTGCTTTTTCTAGCTTTGCTGCCGGTATTTTATCACCTGATTTCACACCCAGCGCTTTTCGTAAAGCACCAGGTTTTTTTATTGCACCTGCAATCCAGTTCTTAGCCATTTTTATCTTCCTCATAATTATCATATATTGCAAACAATGGATTTAAAATATTACCAGTTTGAGAATAAAGTTTTTGAACGTTTTCAATAAATTTACTTGTTCTTTCTTGATACCAAACATCATTAGTAGATGCACAATTAGATAGAAAAATACCAAGTTGTTTTTGTAGCTCAAGGATATATTCACGCGCATCCTTACTTAAGTGCTCAATTTTAATGGCCGCCATATTATTTTAACCTACCATTTTCATCCCTAACCCCTTCGATGATCTGCTTTTTAAGGTCGATCATATCCTCAATTGTTCCTACTGCTAAGACTACACTGTAATCTGCTGGTTCATTCTTCTGCGGAGACTTAGAGCGTAATAGCCTATATCGATCACTATCACCAATCTGATGCAGGCAAAACTGATATCCAGTAGATTGGGTATAACTTGTTCTTAACTGTAACCTATTTAAAAACTCAGCAGGTATTTTATTCTGCATTGTTATTTATCCCTAGTTTTATCAATAAGATAATATACATCGTCAATAGTTAAATTATGATTTAGTGACATAACTGTTTTGTAAAAATCGATGAATTCATGATTATCAATATTGGTGTAATCATCCATTTTTATTGAAATTAAAAAATTCTTTATTGCTTTCTGAAGCTCAAAAAAAGAAATTAAAGACTTTCGGCTGATCTTCTCGATCTCTTCTATTTTCATACTCTTTTACCTCCCCATAATATTAAAGTTTCTTAAATCTTGCTGCGTTTGATTACTCTTAATAAAAAGCTCATGAAGCGCATGCGTCATGCTGTCCACTTGATCGTCGTGCCCAGCGTTCGGAAACATGCATATCTCATCAATAAAATCAGCTTCCCACTCTGCGCCTTCTACAATAAAGACTCTACCACTTTCGATAAAACCGGAAACTGCACTGAGTCGTGACATCTTGTCACCCTTAACATTTACTCCAATAATAGGTAGTTGGGTTTCTTTCTTAAGAGTTTGGATTAAGCTATGACCAGACGCTTTACGCTCAATGATAATTTTATTTGGCCTCCATTCATTTGCTAGCATTATCGCACGTCTGGTAAGAGTAGGAAAGTCAGGCTTTTCTTTAAATCTATGCAGTAAGTACGCGCCGGATTGATTATATCCCCATGTTGTACACACACTATAATCGTTATCCTGTCCCTCTTCAAATGCCGTATCCCAGGATTGCAACACAAAGTTAAAGAGTGGATTAATGATATGTTTTACTGCATTACGTGTGATCTTAAAATGACAGAACCAAGCCGCTTTAACAATCCCACCTTCACGCGGCGCAGGTCTTTGCTGATACTGTCCTGCATATGCATATGACCCTACATCTTTTTTAATTTGCTTGATATCCTCATCATTAAAACGCTCCGTCCATAGCAACTCATCTTTTATAGTCCTCGGGTCTTTGAATCCTATACTCGTAATATAATTACTTCCTTCATATTCTTCGGGTAAGCATAGATGCTCATAATTACCCTTTGTTAGTACATGTGCTGATAAATCACGAGCATGTACACGCTGCATTACAATGGTGCGTGTAACGGTTTTAGGGTCATTCCCTCGGCTACCCATGGTCTCATCCCACCATGTTATTACGCCTTCTCTTACCGTATCTGACTCAGATTCAAGAACGTTATGCGGGTCATCACAATTGTGTACTAATATTCCATTCGCATAATAGTTGTTGTTAACTGCCACCTCAATGTTATAAACCTTACACTCATCGGGGAGATATTCTATTTTATCAACCAAATGCTGCATTCCATCAATGCACATCACTGCATCCTTAATATGCATATCTTTTGCAAATATATAACCCCCACGATTTAAGCAAAATATAGGATGATTAAGGGTGCAAACTAGTTTTTTTCCATTTGAAATATGAAACCTTATTAGCTCATAAGAATCATTCTCAAACCAGTTTATGATCGTTTGATACTCTATTTTGTTAAGTCTATTGCTGAATGACGCTACTTTACCACCTACTTTATTTTCTACGATGTCACGTATAGTTAGTTCACCATATTCAAGTCTTAGTTTAGTATCTCCCGTTAAGCATACGATACGATCGCCCCCCTCACCCGTTCCGATACCCTCAACAGACGTTGCGATACGATACCCTAATTTATCATTGTCAAAACGAGTTTTAGTACTCTGATCTGATGTAAGTTTAAAAAGATGCCCGTATTTACTTTTAAAGTATGGGTGGGATATCAAGCGCTTACACTTCAAACTATCACGCGTGCTGAGCTGTTGACCATAGGAGGCATAAATGGATTTAATGGATGGATTTTTTATCCAATCCCATACTTGCCAAAACACCGACACTAATAAACTTTTAGCATGTCTAGGAGGCATATTAATGAGTAGATTTCTAATCTGAAGATTAGTCTGTGCCTCTAAGTGCTCGCAAATGGCATGTATATGCCAACCATCAACAAAGGCACTTCCAGGCTCTACGATCTGCCAATTTTCACGCACAAAATCCAGTAATGAAATTTCTTTAAGATTAATATCACGCAGGATTTTTACGATCTTTTCTTTCTCTAGCGCCGTCAAGAATTGCCATGATTTCGCTAAGTCCGTCGGATTTATTGTCGCTATTATGCTCATAGGAAGGGGAAGGAACTCCGCGTATTTTTCGCATATTTTCCATTGCTGTCATCGCTGTAGTCAGATATGACGAGTCTTTTACGCCAAGCTTTTTTTGTGTTCTCCATGCTTTTAACGAATACTCAATAATTTTTTCGTAAAGTGCTATTTGCTGAGTAAAGAAATGGGGAATTTGTTCGGCTAATTTTTGGGAATGTTCAGCGTATAATTTATTAAGAATGGAACCAACTTGGTTCAGAGATATTTTCAACATCTCAGCAATAGAGCGCTGTGTATATCCATTTACGCTGAGCTCCCATATTTTTTCTTCTTTCCCTAACTTCACAGAATCATGTAAATAAATATTATCGAGCAATTCGTCAATGTTAGAATAGCTTGACACTTCCTTTTTAATTTTTTTCAAAGGAGCAAATTTTCGCTCTACATTTATCTTTTTAACCATATTTTGCTTGAGTTAGTGTTATTTTGATTAGTTTTCACAATTAATTAATAATTAAATCTTAATAACATAATTATAAAATTTAGTCAAGTAATATTTTTATTACGTCAAATTATCTACTAAAAAATAGCAAAAAATAAAATGGTTGATTTAAGGCATTATTAAGGTAAGATTGAAGGGTTTTACTGGGATTTCCCCAATAAAAAGCCCCGCTTGCAGGCGGGGCTATCACAAAAAGGAGGTTTTAAAATGTCTTTATCGAGAGAAGAGCAACAATCGTCTTATACTATAGTATCTAATATCAGTGACTATGATGACTTACGGTCTCTGATGCTAGACTTTCAAGAGCTTACAGAGCATAGATACGCAATAGACTTCTATAGAGACCTATTAGGCGACTCTATATATAGTCAGTGCTGCGAAATTGCCTGGGCTCATGACTATGCGTTTTTAACAAAAACATAGAAGCTTTGTAGTCATTTGGCTTAATCTTCTACACCCTTGTCAAAATTGCTTGACAAGGGATAGTATACACTTGCGCTTAAAAAAAGCAAACATTTTTAAGCGCAAGTGTATTTCTTCGGCACACTCTTTTCCGCCACGCATATAATAAGAAATACGCTTTAATCCATTTAACACTATTTTTATAGTGTTTTTCTTAAATTAATCCCCCATTTTATTTCCCACTCCGAATAATTTCGCGTCACTTCGAATAAAAAGATGGACATTTGCCATCCTGTGAGATATGATGCTTTTACTAGCTCAATAATGAGGTAGCAATCAAAAGGAGAATTAACATGAGAATACTAAAAATCAAAGAACATGAGACTATGGGTTTATACAAGATAACAAGCGTTGATCTCATAAAAGATAGGGCAGATATCCTCATTGATTGTGCAAACGGAGGAAGTTGGACAGTGTCAGTAAAAGATCATGTGGAAATTTCGCCTAAAGGAATAAAGAAACGTTACGACAATGGTAAATATGAAATAACTTCAAAAAAACTGGAACAGTTAAAAAAAGAATATACCGTGGTTATGGCAAATTAAAGGAGAATTAACATGTACAAATCTAACCATGCAAAAGATGGTTCATTAAAACATAGTTCAGAATGCAAGATGGCTTTCGGGAGAAAGGATAAGGAATGCCCACGTTGCCAAGAGTTATTAAAAGGAGCTCAAACTCGCAACGGATGGCAGAAGGACTATTATGCTAATAAATCTATGGAAGCATCAAGAAGTAAACAAATA